GTTGACATACGTCAACACCTGTGCTACAATATAGTCAAGATAAAGGAAGGGAGTTCAAAAAGAACTCAAAGGAAAAATAAAATGGCAACATATAAAGAGTATAAAAAAGCGTTGAGAAAGCAAAAAGAACAAACGCAAGCAATCCGAAACGAAGTTTTTTCAGATAAAGCAGAAATATTAGCGAAAGACCTTGTAAAGATTTCAAATGGCGACGTTTATAAAATTATTCAAAAATTCGGTCGTAAATATGAAGATAGTACAATCATTAAAATTGAAGAAGAAAACGTACAACATCATATCGATGAAGCTAAAAAAGTTAGAGAACTTGCTGAAATTATGGCAAGCGTGAAATAAAGAGGTAACTCAATGAAAATTGATACAAAGAAGGTAGAGATGGTCTTGTTGAACAGGGCCATCCCTGCTCATTTTTTGGAAAAAGAAATCGGAATCAATCGTTCTGCCGTCACTCGAATTAGAAACGGAGAACGTAAAATAGGCAATCTCACGCTCGATACTGTTATTAAAATACAAAATTGGATCGATGCAGGTAATTATCATTTTAGCTATGATTACAGCGGTTTAATCAAAGAGCTAGAATCTGATATCGCAGAAGGTCTAACAGACGAATATCTATACATCGTTAGAGGGGATTATCTTGAGGCGTTGGATTATAAGCCAATCGTAGATTACTACTACACACACGAAGAAATTGAAGAAGGTGATCTGGCGGAGAAGATAAAGACACAAGATGCATTATCTGAAATGAGGAAGTATAATGAATTGAAGAAAGACTAAAAGACGGGTAAGATTCCCGTCTTTATTTTTGTCTAACAAAGGCATGAGATAAGCCTTTCAGCCACTCATAAAACAGCTTGTATGTAGTAGTCTTAGAGTAATACATATACTTCCTGCCTGCGCCTGAAATATTCATTGACTTGTGTACGAATACGGCTTTAATCGCTTTGAGCAGATTTTCATCTGTGTTCTTCACGTACTCGCTGATAGCGTCTTGCCACATGTTCAATTTTTTAAGCTCGTCATCTGCTTCTTCAATCTCAATGATTTTCAGCGCTTGCGGAGTAACAGGCTTTGTACTTTTGATCTCAGCATTCTTGTCCGTCTCTCTGTACGGATAGCGCAAATCTTTCTTTCTCTCAGCTATCATCTGCTTGATTTGATTGTGATAATAACGCCTTAACCAGAGTATCTCTGCGCTAAATTCAATCGTTAAATCTTTCTTGTTCACGCAATCCTCCTATTTCTTCATCACATCGTTTAACCTGCTTCTTCAGCCAATCCCTGCGCTTGGACGCTACTTGTAGGCCAAAATCCCTCTGCACGACTGCCATGTGCTCGGGTTCTAAATCTCTCAAATAGCATTTCTTCGCATGCTCTAGCTGTTCTATCTTATCCTCCAACATTATTTCTCTCCGCAACTTCTTTCAAATTCTTGGCGATTTGTTCGTCAATCGTCTTATTGAGCTTGTCTACCTGCTCTGTGATTTCAGCGTTTTGTCTCTCCAATCTAAAGACCTTATCATTTAGGTTTTGGTTCGCTTCAGATTGCTTGTAAAACCCAAAGCATGTCACGCAAACAAATACGCATATGATTAAGTAAGTAAACTTATTTAAAAATTTATCTGAGTTCATTTTAATTTTCCTTTCGTCTTAAATATTCGGGTATATCGTCTCCGACCGAAACAGATTCGTACTGATCCTTATTAACCAGATACTTACCATAATGCCTGACTGTGATGTGATACCTGCCATTGACTTCTTCTTTATGAGTTACTACAGGTCGGCTAAACACCGCCCCTGCGTAGAACGATACTACGCAAGAAGCGATAAAGAATATTAATTTAATCTCGGTCATTGGTTGCCTCCAAAAGTTCCGGATTTTCAAAGACATTGCCGATAATTTCTCTATCGCTTGCCACGTTACACAATCGCTCGAAATTATTGTATCTAATCAAGCTATTCGTCCACATTCCAAGGTCTTCTCTGTATTCGATAATGCCATTTAACAAGCCATCTTTTTTTGTACCGAACATATCCCCATCAAAAATTTCCTTTCCATTTTTATCAAAGAAACCTGTTGATTGCATGAGTTCGATTTCATCGACCCTTAGATCCGTTCCCAATGTTTCGCCCTTAAACAAAACAGTAGTCACGTTTCCGTCGTCGTCAAAACGTATCCGTTTGACTTTGCCCATTTCTTCCCATGTTTTGTGCCACGCCCTAAATCTTGTAATCATCTTGTACCTCCTCCAAGTACACAACATCACATACTTTAAAATGTTCAAAATCTTTTTTGTTCAATTTGAAATCTTCTTCAATTGTTTTGCTTTCTTTTATTTTAACGGTTATACGACATGATGCCAGTAATGCCCCAATTGCTAGAACAAATATAATTTTAAGTAGTCTTGTCATTTATTCAACCTCTTCAATTTCTATGACTTTCTAAGTCTCCAAAATCCTTGCCAAGATTGACAAAATAAGAACCAATCAAGATAGCATCTGCTTCATCATCTTTTACTTGTTTCTTAAATTCTACTGATACGGTATCTACAGCTTGTTTCTTCATTGATTTTTTACTACGGTCTTTATAGCTGAACTTCCAATATTTTCTCCATGTGGACACGTTGACAAAATATATATCCTCTGCCAAAAGACAACCTAAGATAACCCCTGTTGCAATTCCTATCTTAATTGATGATTGTTGATTAGGACCCATTACGGTATTTTGCTCAATAACAATAGACTCAAAAGGCTTGTTATGTTGCTGGATAGTTCTGAGCTGGATAGTTTTAAGTTCGCTAGCCATAGCCTTTGCACGTTCATAGAATGATTTTAGTTTAGGTTTGCTAACTCCACTCTGGAGCAAGGCTGAACCATCATAGATAGCCCAACCAGTACCAGTAGTAGAGACATCAAGAGATAATATCAGACTACTCATGCAAGCTCCCCTCTCATGCCACATAAATCAAAGAGGTTTTGTTTGTTAGCCTCAATATATTCAAAGAATATTTGTAACTCAGCTAATTTTCTTTTCTCTTTCTTCACTCCTAAGCTCGTATGGTATTCTATGTCCTCCTCAGGTTTCGCCTTAATGTCTAGCCAGTAAAGAGGCTCAAAAACGTCCCCATTTTCATCTAAAGACGGTTCTGCGTCCTGGTTCCTAAAAACCATCTTCATATCATAGCCAATCATATTCTCAATTTTGATTTCTTTATTTTCAATCTCGATTACGATTGATGTTTTCGGGACATTGATTTTAGTTATCATGTTGTTTCTCCTGTAAAAATTCATTGTAAACCTTAGTAAAAATCTCTATTACTAGGTTTTGTGGAATGTTTGACCGTTCATTGTATGACTTAGAAAATTTGTTCCACTCTATTTCTGCCTTGATAATGTCATTTTTGAGACCTAAATCAAGATTACTAGCAAATTTTGTGGGTTTCTGCAAAGGGTAGTCATAATTGTTGTAGCGTGTGAGATTGAGATGTGGGAGTTTAAAATCCATGACATCCTCAATATATTTCCACAAGCGCCCACTTGCTGGGTTCTCTATGATGAAATATTTAGGGTTATACCGCTTGATGATCTCAATGGTATTGAAAGCGCAAAGCTCCCCATTGACCCTTTTCATAAACTGACGGTCATACTGATAGTTTATATATGCTTTTTCATAGTCAGAGGCATTCCTGATGGTAAACATGCTAGGCTCCCTTTGTGGAGCAAAGAGACTATCTGAGAGGTCTTCTTGTTTCCAGCAAGCGTTACCCTCGCACATAGCACTAGCATTACTCCAGCTTTCACATGGTGGGCTAGCTATTATCAAATCAGGTTTTGGCAGCTTGTCAAGCTCGTCAAAAAGTGTGTTGTCTCCAAACAAGCGCCCATAGTCAGCAAGGTTCAAATTTATAAAATGATCGTTCTTGTTTTCTATATCTATTCCGATTGGATAGATGTCAATATTCGCCCCCCCCGAACTATTCAGAGAGTTAGCACCCTTGAAGTAAGAACCATTCCCACTATCAAAGAGTGCCCAGACTGTCATTTTCCTTATGATCAATACCTCCAATCATCCCTTCACCTCAACTGGATAGAAATTCCCCAAAGAGTCTCTCAATGCCTTGCCTACCTGCAACGCAACTGCACGAGAAATGAACCGCATAGCTTTCCGCTCGTCCGAATACGAAACATCAATTCCAGTCACACCAATGGTTGCAGACATCAAGAACGGCTTATCCTCTCTTGTCCCATGCTTTAAAATAAACATCAGCCACCTCCATTATCCAAACGCTTCAGCATTTCCTGTTTCCGTTTTTCCAACTCTTCCTTGGTCTCCTTACTCGTCGTATTCACATAGTTAGGTTGTGACCATTCAGGAACGTTTGATTTTTGATTCCCTGACTGACCCTTGATTTTACTTTCTTTGTACGCTCTCTCACGTTCATCGACTGCTGCAATCGTCAAAACTCCATCATTCTTCCAATTCGTCAAAATCGCTCTGATATAACTGAAATTTCTTTTACCATTGTCAGCAGCAAGACCAATTGCTTTCAGAACAACTTTCGCTTCCATTCCATCCAAAGTGATGAACTCTTTTAAGATTTCAAATTGAGTTCCATCCAACTGAGCAATACGAGATTGATATTCTTCGATGATGAGTGCGACTGGATTTTCATCTACATCTTTCTCTATCTCTGTATCTATATCTTTCTCTATATCTCCGTTACGCTTTGTTTCATCGTTGTTACATTGTAACGCTAATTGATTCTCTCGAAACTTGCGAACCCTTCTGGCACTTGCAGTTTCACTACCTACCATCTCAGGAACTTGCTCCAAAAAATAGTCTCTATCTGATTTTCTAGACATTTCTTCTTTTAATTCTCTAATTTCATTTGCACTTTCTTGAATAGAATTTGCCGCGCTTGTGGCTACGCTACTAACGACATCCCAAAATCCCATATTTATTTCTCCATTGTTGAAATTGTTAATAATATTATGTTTTAAGATTTAACCCTAAAACAGGTTTATTATATATTGCACCTAAAATAGGTGCAATGGGGAATTTAAGATTATCAGTTCATTCGGCTGAACATACTTGGTTGAGGGAATTATTTACTCAACGACGTAATAATTTAGGATTATCACAGCGTGCATTAGGTAAAAAAATGGGCGTGCTTGCGTCATTTATTGGAAAAGTAGAAACAGGTGACCGCAGACTAGATATTTTTGAATTTATTCAATATTGTAAAGGACTAGAGCTTGATCCTGTGCAGATATTAGATGATATTGAGAAAAGATTTTATTCTGCTTTAGAGACTAAAAAACACACCTAAACTTGATTGCAGTTTAAAATTTAAATGAATAGGCGGAGTTATTCCGCCTTTTTAATTTGAAGTTTTCTGAATAAAAGAAAGAATGTTTTCTTCAATTCCTTTTGAATCTAATCCTAAATCTTTCAATGCCTCTTGCTGTGTCGCTTGTGGAATAAAATAATCTGGCAAACCAAGCTGTAAAAGTGCGGTTGATTTTCCAGATGAATTTAGTACTTCAGCAACCGCAGAGCCAGCTCCACCTTGAATTGCATTTTCTTCTAATGTGACCAAATAATCGTGAGTTTGTGCAAGCACATTAATCATTTCAATATCAATCGGTTTCACAAAACGCATATCGGCAACCGTTGCATTGAGTTTTTCTGATGCCTCTAAGGCTGACGGTAATAGGGTACCAAAATTTAA